ATGCGTAATTTTCAAGGACAGTTCGGAAATAAAGGTGGACGTAGCAATTCCAAATCAGGAAAACCAAAAGATACAAAAGGAACTGTAATGAGGATTTGGAACTATATGGGTTATCAAAAAGCAGCTCTTATGTTCGTTACTGTTCTTGTATTTGTCACAACATTACTTGGTTTACTAGGTCCATATTATATGGGAGTTATTATTGATGAATATATCATACCAAGAGATTTAAATGGGACAGCAAGAATGTGTATGCTGCTCATTGGGATTTATGGCGTTACGGTATTATTAACGTGGCTGCAAACATACTTAATGGTTAATGTTGCATTAAAAACGATACAAAAAATAAGGCAAGATATTTTTGAAAAAATCCAAACGCTTTCTCTTCGTTTCTTTGATGTTCGTTCACAGGGAGATTTAATGAGTCGCGTTACAAATGATATCGATAGTTTAAACCAAGCGTTAACACAAAGTGTCGTGCAAATCATTTCGTCTGCTTTAACATTTGTTGGTGTGACGATTGCAATGTTTTCACTAGATTGGATTTTAGCAATTGTGACACTCATTACAGTACCCATCATGTTTTTTGTAACAAAAAAATTGGTTGCATATAGTGGTAAAAACTTTGCGAAGCGCCAAAAAGATTTAGGAGAATTGAACGGTTTTATTGAAGAAGCGATTACAGGTGCAGATGTTATTACGTTGTACGGAAAAGAAAAAGAAACAGTAAATAAATTTCATGCGATTAATGAACAACTTAGAATTTCTGCTACAAAAGCTGATACATTTTCAGCGTTTATCTTCCCAAGTATGAACTTTATTAACAACTTAGGGATGGGACTTGTTATCTTAGCAAGTTCACCAATGGGAACGCGATCAATATATGTCTCTATACTAAGAGAATCAAACCCTTGACACACAAAGTATTGAGGTTTTTTTTATTTTGTGGGCAAAACACTTTTATTTGAAAGAGAAGTAATTCACCCACAAAACACCCACAAAAAAATCAAACTTACCCCAATATGTTATTCATATAAGCTTCAAAATCCGAAATAGAATCTTTATTAATTTTGTCGCTAATATGAGAGTAAACGTTAGAAGTGATTTCAATACTCTTATGTCCTAGTCGGTCTTGAATGAATTTCATACTTGCACCAGACTCTAATAAAAGAACCGCGTGGGTGTGTCGTAATGAATGTATTTCTAACCTAGGTAAATTTGCTTTCTTAAGTATGCGTGAGAATGCATTGAATAATGTTGACTTCGGTAAGAACTTTCCATCTACTCTTGAAAATACTAAATCTAATTCATGTTCATATGCGTCTTGTAAAACAAGCTTATTAGCATTTTGCCACTTTTTATGTGCCAGCAGTTCATCAGCCAAATTTTTCGGAATCATAATTGTACGTTTAGATGTAAATGTTTTTGTATCTCCGAACAATTCTTCTTTTGTTTTAGCTGTAAAATCTAATGTTTTAGAAATAGTTATGGTGTGTTCTTTTAAATTTATGTCTTTCCATTGTAACGCAGCAGCTTCACCTTTACGCATACCGGTATTTAGAAGCACTTTGAAAAAGATGTAATAAATATAGTTGTATTGATAAGAAGCCTTTAAGAAAAGGGGAATGTCTTCACTTCGCATATATTTCAGCCCGTCTCTTTCTTTATTATTCCTATTTGAAATAACTACTTCTTCACAAGGGTTGCTCTCGATTTTTTTTAAACTAACAGCTTTTTTCATAGCATTATTCATTGTGCCGTGAATAATTTGAACAGTTCGCTTACTATACCCCTGATCAGTTAAGGAGTTAATAAATTTTTGGTACATCATTGGTTTGAGCTCTTTTAGATTTATATTTTGAAAGTAGGGGATGAGATGCTTTTCGATGTTACGTTCATGTAAAATATAAGTGTTTTTACTTACATTGTCTTGCTTAAATAATTTTAACCAGTCTCTAAGGTAGTGTTTTAACGAAGTAGGAGTAATCTCAACTTCTAAACCGTTTAATAATTTTTTCTCTTCTTCAGCAGCCGCAAGTTGTGCTTCTTTTTTCGTCTTGAATCCACGTTTTGATTTTTCTTTGTATTTTTGAGTATAGGGGTCTTTAAATCTTACTCGAAATTCCCAAACATCTCCGAATTTTCTGAAGCTAGCCATTATATTATTCCCTCTTTCTTTATAATTTTAAAGTGGCTAGATTAATCATCTAACCACTTTACGGGAGTCTCTTTATAACCCGAAACTTCAAATTTTATTTCACCATCAACTGTATAAATTTTTTAAACGATAGGTATCTTTGTAATTTCTTCTGGTTTAACGATGGATTTTTTCGTTTTTCTCGTTCAGCGGTTAAATCAATAATCAAAATGTCTCATCTTCTTTTAGTAAGGCTTATAAAATTCTAATAGTTCAACTGGAATATTATTTTTGTATGCTATACATGCTTTTGTATCACCAGGTTGAATGGTCTTTTTATCAATTAACAAAAGCGCAGCAAACGTATTTGCTTCTATCTCTAATTTATCAACTGAAAAGAATGTGTTCTTACGCAGAAAAGGTGTGTTTGCATGAGTATGTAGGATTGCATGTCCTAATTCATGCGCACAAACAGTTCTTTGCATGGATGGAGACAAATGATTATTAATAACGATGAAACGATTTCTTTTTTCATATTTATAAAATCCGTTTATTTCTTCATGTAAATCCCAGGTTAGTACATTTATCTTTAAGTAATCTGCAAGCTCATAGGGGTTATTCGTGTTGTATTTTGTGCAAAGTTGTTTGACTAGGTCTCTTATGACGAATTTCAATGTTTTTCCTCCTAAGCTCGCATTAGTTATCGTCGGTATTACGATATTTCTTAGGAACGTATTTTTTATTGATTACTTTGGTTTGTTTCACGATGTATTCCATTGCATCTAATAAAGATTCTACGGCTTCTTCGCTCATAGGCTCACCAGAGAACATTAATCCGTCTTCACCTTGAAGATCTCTTTTTATTTCTTCTATTCTTTTTGCTATGTCTTTTTCATTTTTTGAAGTAAGGTTACTTGTTTGAGTAGCTCCATCTTCAGTGAGTAATAAATTAGTATCGATATCTAAAGCGGAAGCGATTGTTCTTAATGTATCTAAACTAGGATTGTATCTTCCGCTTTCAAGATCACCTAAATACGAGCGTGAAATATTAGCTTTTTCTGCTAATGCTTTTTGTGTCTATTTTTTTTTCTTTTCTATATTTTTTTATGTTTATTGATACGTTCATAAGGCATGGTTCCCTCCTAAAATGTCGGTATTATCGACCTTAATAAAAAGTTTAATGCAAAAATGACGGAAAAACAATGAAAAATCTATTTACAATATGACGGAAATACCGTACAATGAGTTTTGTGAGGCGGTGATTAATTGATGGAACATCATGAAACACTGGGGATGATAGTCAAAAAAAGTCGTCAAAATAAAAAGTTGCGGCAAATTGAAGTGTCAAAGTCAGCTTCTATATCTAGGAATTACCTTTCCGATATTGAGAATGACAGGTATACCCCTAGTTTGAAAACTTTTATAAGGTTAGCTTCTGTTTTGGAGTTAGACCTTAATTTATTGGCAAAAATGACGGAAATACAAGTTAAAAATCGTGAGGAGGAATCGGAATGTACGATCAGCTAGCTGTAGCAGACGAGAAGTTTTCATTAAGAGTTATAAATCGGGGTGGCAAATTGTTAGTTGATAGTAGAGAAGTCGCAAATATGATAGGTAAACGTCACACGGATTTATTAAGAAGTATTGAAAATTATATAAAAATTTTAGAAAACGCAAAAATGCGTTCTCAGAATTTTTTTGTAGAGGACAATTATACAACTGAAGGTAATAACAAGGCTTACAAAAAATACCTCTTAACTCGTAAAGGGTGTGACTTGGTAGCAAATAAATTAACCGGTGAAAAGGGAGTACTTTTTACTGCTACATATGTTATGCAATTTGAAGAAATGGAGAAGCGGATACAAGGGGAGCAAAAAATGCTAGGGAACACTTACAGTCAAATCAAACTGCTAGCAACAGGGACACTTGACTTAAATAACAGAGTTACATCCTTAGAAGAAAAAATTGAAACGCAATTAACTATTGATTACGGTCGGCAACGTATCCTGGAAAAGAGTAAAGCCAAAAGAATCTACTTTTTATGGGAAAACGAGCATGTAGATAGAAAAGTACATGATTCTACCCGCAAGCTATTCGGATTGTTGGGACGTAACTTGAAAGATGCATTCAATGTGAATAGTTATCGGGACATTTTGAAGAAGGATTTCGAGGAAGCTTTGAACTTTATAAACGGCTGGAGACCAATGGTTTAAAAATAAGGAGGAAATAATTATGTTCAATGTTCAAATAGATGAGAATGTTGTGAAGGAATTATGCGTGGAAGAAATTCAAAAGAAGGTTAAAGAATACGATGCTGAGTTGGCGTTTTGGGATACTAAGGAGCTTAAAAAACGAGTATGTATGTCGTGGAATACAATTCAGGATCAGTTCTTTTTTGATCCACGGTTTCCAAAATTCAAAGTGGGTAAGAAATGGTATTTCCCAGCAAAACAAGTGCAAGCATTTTTAGTTGAATGGGCAGAAGAAAGGATGGATTAATGATGTTTACAATTGATTACAACAATGTAAAAGTATCTGATTATCTTAGGCTACTAGCTCATTATAAATTACCAAATAAAAATCAACGTCGTTTAATTGAGAATAGGTTTGTATGTCTAAATGCTCTTTTTAAAAAGGCTGGTGAATCTAGTGGGAATTGAAAATTTAGTGTTACCCCAAGATGCTGAGTTAGCGAAATCATTACGTAATAAGAAGGAGAACTACATAAAGAATCAATTTTTGTTATCTCGCATTGCAACTAAGAAAAATGTAGAGGGTAACACAAAAGAATTCTATGAAACTTGTAAAGAGTATGAGTCCTGTGGAGAAAAGGAAAAAGAGTGTGATAAGCAATTAAAGGAATTGATATTTAAAAAGAAAGAAAATGATAGAGTTCAGCTTGTTGTAGAGCGTATGCGAGAGGTTGGAATTAAAGAGAATGTTATTCAAAAGGTTTTATGTAAATAAAAAGAAACCCATAGCAGTGGGTTCCATTAAAAAACAAATTCGAAATCAGTATATCACATGGGGTGAGTACATGAAAGTGTCGGTTGAAAATTATTTATTAAAACAACAGGTAGAAACAGCTGTAAGTAAATTAAAACTAATCTTCGAGCAGGAAGTAGATAACTGTAGAAAGTTAGATATAGATTATGTCATTACCATATTAACTAATGAACCATATGGCAGTATGCCGTTTTAGGAGGCTATAAAACTATGAAACTGTACGAATTAACAAGTAACTTCAATCAATTACAGTAAATGATTGAAGACGGGGCAGATCCAGAAGTAATTAAAGATACACTTCAATCAATCAGTGAAGCAATTGAAGATAAAGTACAAGGTGCAGCATTATTGATTCGTAATATTGAAGCGCAAGTTGAAGTGATTAAGGGGGAAGAGAATCGCTTGACTGAACGCCGTAAATCATTTGAGAACAGCTGTAAAAATATTAAGGATTATTTATATCATCAGATGGTTGCTGTGGATAAAAGACGTATTAAAGGTGCATTGATAACAGTAGCTATTCAAAAAAATCCAGCAAGTTTAGATATTGCAGGGGATGCAGTTATTCTACCAGAATACATGATTCCACAAAATCCAAAAGTAGATAAAAAAGCATTGTTACTAGCGATTAAGAATGGCTTGAAGTGGGATGGTATTTCATTAAAACAAGGCGAGAGTGTGAGAATAAGATGAGTGAAACTAAAAATTACTTTGCAGAATTAGCATCTATTGACGTTAGTAAGCATGTAGAGAAGAAGGGGCGTTTCAGTTATCCGAGTTGGTCATGGGCTGTAGATCAGCTTCTAAAAAAACATCCTGATGCCACATGGCAAGTAGTTAGGTTCGATGGATTACCTTATATGAAAACAGAAGTTGGGTACTTTGTTGAGGTTGAGATAACGGTAAATAACATCACACGTTCACAAATTCATCCGGTATTGGATAACTATAATAAGCCAATCGCAAAGCCTACGCCATTTCAAATAAACACGTCGATTCAAAGGTGTCTGGCGAAGGCCATTGCACTACATGGATTAGGCTTATACATCTATTCGGGTGAAGATATTCCACAAGATGATGAACCAAAACAAGTGGCTAAGCAACTGGATAGCGTTCCACAACAGGAGCAAGCTAGACAAGCAGAAGTTGTAAATGAACAAAGAATAAAAGCGATTCATGTACAAATTAGAGCGTTATCAGAAGTATATAATATGCCGTTTGAAGAAACAAAAAACACTGTAAAACAGTCATTGGGAATTCAATCTTTTAAAGGAATGACGGTACAACAATCATCACAGTTACAGAAAACAATAACATCATGGTTAAACGAAGCGAAAGAAAAGCAACAGCAAGCACAATAGGCAGGTGACTAAAATGAAAACAGTAGCAAGAGATGGCTCAATGCCACTGGCTTTAAATAGAAGTTTAGGCACTCGGTATTTACGTGATAAAAGGTTATCTGAATTACTCAAGCGCTGTCGTAGTTTAGAGAATGAAGGATTTGATTATCTATTTCCTATTCGAAGAGTGTTAGAAACAATTAAACATAGGAATGATGAAAATCCTCATCTGTTTAAAGGATGCTTTGTATTGAATCGTGACCGTGGGTTTTACTATGAGGTTGTTATGAGGAAGGTGAAGGGATGAGTAATTTATTAATTCATGAAGAACCATTGCTTGTTCTTCCAGGCTTAGCAAAGAAAATTGGATTGAATGAAGCTATATTTTTACAACAGATACACTATTGGCTAAGGCGTTCCAAACATTATTATGATGGAAGACCATGGATTTATAACAGCATTCCAAAATGGCAAGAACAGTTTCCTTTTTGGGGAGAATCAACCATTAAAAGGACCATTAAAAACCTTGAAAATATCAATGTATTGGTTATTGGGAATTATAACAAGAAAAAATTTGATAAAACAAAATGGTACTCAATAGAATATACATTTCTCCGTCAGTTAGAATCGACCGACGATGAGTTCAATTTGACCCCACGAGCAGGTCAAGTTGACCTGATGGAAGAGGTCAACTTGAACCGACCAATACCAGAGAATACACAGAGAGTAACAACAGAGACTACAGCAAAAGAATATATAGTCGAGATAGTAAACTATCTCAACGACGTTTGTGGTAGTAGTTATCGTTCAACATCTAAGAAAACACAAACACTAATTAAGACTAGATTAGTAGAAGGGTTCACTGTGGATAACTTTAAAGCAGTGATTGATATTAAGGCTAGAGAATGGCTAAGAACAGAACAAGCAAAGTATTTAAGACCAGAAACATTATTCGGTACAAAGTTTGAAAGCTATTTACAACAGGGAAAGGTGGAAGGTAAGCATGGCTCTAACAAAGGTAACAGATATAGCAAAGACCCTTTCGAAGAAGATGATCTTCCTTTCTGATACATGTGAGGTTTGTAAAAAAGAACGTAAACGTACTGTTAGATTCATGAAGATAAATGGCGAAGTAGTTTGTCCAGTATGTAAGTTGACAGAAGACAATCAAAAGTTAGAAGCAGAAATGAATGTGTTCCGAGATGAGAAGGAACAGAGAAAACGTAAAAGTATGTTTTATGATAAGAGCTTAATTAAGGATGAAACAATTAAACTTGCTAGATTCTCAACTTTTAAATCTGATTGTGAAGAGGATGAAAAGAATTACAATCTAGCAAAACGAGCACTGGAGGATTATTTAAATGATATAAGGTTTAATTTAATTCTAGTTGGAAAAGTAGGTGCAGGTAAAAGTCATCTTGCTTATTCAATTGCTCATGAAATGAACGAGAATAGTGGAGGGACTGTTCTTTATGTTTCTGTATCAGAACTATTTGACTATATACGTTCTACGTTCAACGGTCAATCTGAGGAATCTGAGCATAGCATTGTTAATTTATTAGTTAGTACAGATTTATTAGTTATTGATGACTTAGGTGCAGAACTAGGTGATATGGATGCTGCTGATCCGAAGGCGACTGCATTTGTGAATCGGGTACTGTTTAAAGTTTTTGATGGAAGACAAGGAAAGAAAACAATCATTACAACAAACCTAACAGGTGAAGCTGTTATGAAAGCTTACGATGAGCGTATTACATCTCGTATGTTCAACACATACAGGCATATTGAGTTTAAGTATACAAGGGATAAACGGAAAAGAAAGTTACCTTTTTAAAAGGGGGGACGAACTGATATGACCATTACTGTAATTCGTCCTAATGTCCATATTACAAGCGTTAGTAGTTGGGGAATGGTATTTACACCATCTCCGACAAACGACGCTGAATGGACATGTGAGGACTATAAAAATACAACGGGAAAACGGGTTGAAGAAATGTTAAAGAAAGCGAAGGGAAAAGAATGAAAACATATACAGGATTTGAAGCGATTGAAAGAATGAAAACGGATTGGATTAAAGAAAAGAATGATTGTTTTGCACACACATTAAAAAAAGGTAAGCATGAGGTTTTGGGAATTAGTAGTCAGCGTATTGTACCATCAGCGATTAGTATAAATTTCTTTTTTGAAAATGAGTTTGAGGATTATGTAGAACCATTGAATTTAGAAGAAGGCGAAATGTTTGTAATAGAAAGTTTAAGCGGTAAATGGTATGGGATTTTAAAAGAAGAAACACAAGAAAAGTATTACTTAATAATGGGGTTAAAAGTTGGTGATTATCGTTTTTATGAAAATGGATGTTTCTTCAAAAAATATCAAGAGAGCACATTTCGAAAAGCAACTGATGAAGAGTTAGAAGAATTTGAGCGTTTCATGATGTTTTATAAGAAGGATCGTAAAATGGACGAGTTTAAATTAGGTGATATTTGTGAACGTAAAGACGTCTTATATAAAGTAATTGTTCAGACTGAAGATAATAAGTTTGAGGGTGTTCTAGGGTGCGTAGCAATTAACGAGAAAGATGCTCCAGTAAAGTATTTTCCTGCTAATAGTGTAGAACTACAATTCTGTGTCGAGGACATGGTGGGGTAATTTTGCATCAACACATCATAGATCAACTGATTGATAGAGGTATTTATAAATCCAAGGACGGGCTTCGAGATTTGTTCGAATGCTCGTTTGAGGAGTTAGTGGAATTGTTGGAGGGAGAAGAGTGAGCTTTAAAAAGGAAATGGCAATCATTTTAGTCAGCTGGCTTTTAATCAGTGTGACTATATTCTTACTAAAATACTAACTTGGAGTGAACTTATAATGATTCAGTTACACACAATTACATCAGAAGAGAAGAAACAAACTTTTGATATTACGGAACTATTTGAAATGCAAAAAGAATTGGATAAACGAATTGGATATAAAGGAAATGACAAAATGGATATGTTGTTTCGTGCATTGCTGGTGGAGGTCAGTGAAGCGTGGAACGAAACTCGAGCGTTTAAGATGTGGAGTACAGGGTTTGGTGTTCCTAAGAATGGATTATTAGAAGAGTTGATTGACGGTCTTCACTTTCTCATGAACATTGTAATTGAGTTAGATAAATGTACATGGAGACATGAACTCATTCCATCGTTCAGTACGCAATCAATTATGAGAAAAGATACAAGCAATGTAAATATGCTGTTCGAATGGTATATGCAGGATGTATTGACTGCCAAAAGAGCATGGTGCCAATACAGAGATTTAACTACAACGATGGGACATTTGAGAAGAGCGTTTGGCATTTTTTTTCGTATTTGCTATTTGTATGGATTTACTTATGAGGATATCGTACAGTCTTATAAAGAAAAAAGTGCAGAGAACTTTGATAGACAGAATGCTGGATATTAATAAAATTGAAATTTTGTAAAAAGGATAGAATCATAAGTAAATAAAATTCTTTTTCGAACTTAAAAAAGAAACAAAAGCAAGCAGAACCAGAGAAATTAAATTTAAGAGACGAGTAGAAATGATTGAACTAATATATTCAAAATGACTGCTGTTAGACTGTTATTACTTGTAAGTGTTACTACTCTCCATACTCAATTCTAGTTAGCTTGTACATATCCTCCCTACTGTATTATATTGAAATTTTTTATGTGTTTTTTGGTGTTTCTTACAAAAAATGCACATTTTTATAGTAAAATTAGGTAAATAGAGTGTTCATGTATAAAGGAGAGGGCTATGAACAGAGACTTATATTATTCATACATATCAGAAAAAATTGAGCTCTTAAGTCTCAGGATTAAGAGTATGGGGAAACTGAATATATTAAATCTTAATATACATGCTGAGTTTTTTTACAGAGATTTGTGTAATTTAATATATGGATTATCTTTAGAAAATGCAAATGTTGAGGAACAAAACATTGCTGCAATTGACTTAATTGATAAAAATAAGAAAATTTTGATTCAAGTTTCATCTACATGTACAAAGCAAAAGATTGAAGGCACTCTTTCAAAAGATAAATTATTAGAGTATAAGGAGAAGGGATATACTTTAAAATTTCTTTTCTTTTCTGATGCTAAAAATTTAAAGAATAAATCATTTGAGAATAAGCATAAGATTAAATTTAATCCCCAAACAGATATTATAGACAAAGATACTATATTAAACAGTATTTTACAGTGTAAAGTGGATAAACAACGAGAAATTTACGAACTAATTAAAGAGGAACTTGGGGAAAGACCGGATTCATCAAAAATTTCTACGAATTTAGCTGATTTAATAAATTTACTTTCTGAAGAAAACTTAGGTTTAACTGAAGAAAGAAACAATTTGCATGAATATAATATTGATCATAAGATTAGTTTTAATAACTTAAACAAATTAAGGAGTATAATAACTCAATATAAAATATACTATTCAAAAATAAATAGTATCTACCAAGAATTTGACAAACAAGGAAACAATAAAAGTCTTTCGGTATTTCACAAACTTACACGTTTTTATACCGAAGAATTATTGAATGATGATTGCAATGAAAACACAATGTTTTTTAACATAATAAGTAAAACTGTCACGCATATTCGAGAAAGTAGCAATTATAACGTATTACCAGTTGAAGAACTTGAACAATGTGTTTCAATAATAGTTGTTGATGCATTTATACGGTGTAAAATCTTTGAGAATCCGGAGGGGTATAATCATGTTATTGCCTAGAGAGATAAACCCTGAATTGAGTATATATTACAATGGATCAATTATTTTACAACAGCTGTTAGTAGAAGATAATATGGAAATAATCCATTTGTACAATATTGTAAAAAAGAAAAGTGATATGTCATTGTTTACTTATCTACTTTCTCTAGACTGGCTTTTTTTATCAGATATTGCAATTGTTACAGAAAGTGGGGAAGTTAAGCTGTGTTCATAAAGTATTTGAAAATCGAAGATGTTAGTGGACTTGTTAGAGAAATGAAGTTCCATAAGGGAATAAATCTTATTGTCGATGAAACAATGAATGTTACTAATAAAGAAACAGGAAATAATGTTGGGAAAACTACTGTTTTAAAGCTGATTGATTTTTGTTTGGGAGCAGATCCTAAAATAATTTATACAGATGATGAAAATAAGAAAGAAATTGACACAGTTAAAAAATATTTAATGGATGGTCAAGTATTGGTGACTTTAGTATTAAAGCAGGATTTGGGTATTGAAGAATCTAATGAAATTGTGATTGAAAGAAACTTTCAAAGTCGAAATAAGAAAGTTATGAGAATTAATGGTGAAAATTTCACTAAAAATAACGGGAAAGATTTTGAAAATGAGCTGGATAGGTTAATTATAGGAGAAAGACAAACGAATAAACCGACATTTAGAGAAATAATTGCACACAGCATTAGATATAATGATGATCGTATTAATAAAACATTAAAGTTTTTATCGGTATATACGTCACTTGCGCAATATGAAACTTTATATTTATATTTATTTGGAATTTCAATAGAGGATAGATCTAAAATCCTTAAGAAAATCTCAACTGAAAAAGAATTTAAAAAACGAATTGAGAAAAATCAAAGTAAGAATGAATTAGAACTTTCACTTGCATTGATAAATGATACAATCTCTCGCCTCGAGCGAAAGAAAAGTACTTTAAATATAAATCATAATTATGAAGAAGATTTAATTAATTTAAATAATATTAAATATCAAATCAGTAATATTAGTTCTAAAATAACTGAATTAAGTCTTAGAAAGAAAATAATACTTGAAGCTGAAGAGGAGCTTAAAACAAATAAATCAGACATTGATTTACAACAATTAAAAAGAATATACAACCAAGCAAGTGAAAATATGTCGAATATTCAAAAGACGTTTGAGGAACTGGTTGATTACCACAATAAAATGCTTGTTGAGAAGATTCGATTTATTACCCAAGATATACCGGGAATAGAATCAGAAATATCAATGTTGAATAGTAGTTTAAAGAGTTTACTATCTAAAGAAGAAGAATTAGCAATTAAAGTTGCAAAAAGTGATACCTTTAAGGATCTAGAAAATATTATTGCTGAATTAAATGAAAATTATCGACGTAAAGGAGAAATTGATAATTCGATTTCTCAAATTAATGATGTTGATGAAAAAGTGGCAACTTTAGAAGAAGAGCTTCATGAGATTGATCAAGGTGTATTCTCAGAAAAGTTTAAGGAGAAAATTAAAAATCAATTAGTAAAATTTAATAAACATTTTTCTAAAGTTTCGAATGAACTATATGGAGAGCAATATGGTATTACATTTAATGTAAAAGTTGATAAGAAGACTGGTAAGAGTATATATGTATTTGATTCTTTTAATGCTAATAGTAGTTCAGGTAAAAAACAGGGAGAGATATTATGCTTTGATTTAGCGTATATTTTATATGCAGATGATGAGGGAATTCCAGTGTTACATTTTATATTAAATGATAAAAAAGAACTTATGCATGGGAATCAATTAACTAAAGTAGTGGAATTTATTAAAAATAAGGATGTTCAGTTGATTTTCTCGATATTACAAGATAAACTTCCTAATGAATTGAATAATGAAAAAAATATTATAGTAAGACTTTCTCAAAAGGATAAACTTTTTAAAATTGAAAAGTGTGATTAGATTAATTTGGAAAGAAAATAAAGGAAGTTAGAAAGGCATAGCAAATGTTATGTCTTTTTTTATTTAATTATAAAATAACTCTTATAAGAATGGAGATTAATTAATGGGAAAAAGTCAAAGAAATAAAGGAATGAGACGCGAAAGAGAATTTGCTAGTTTGATAGGTGGTGCGTGTGTTCCGCTCTCAGGAGCGATGAACGGGTATTCAAATGATGTGAAGGGTTTAGGTCTTGAATGGGAAGTGAAAGCGAGAAAAGAAGGATTCAAGACGTTATACAATTGGTTAGAGGGTGAGCGAGAACAGCCAGATGCATTAGCAATTAATGCTGATAGAAAACCGTGGCTGGTGGTTATGCCTTTGGATACATTTTTGAAAATGGTGAAGGAGTGAGAGGATGTTGGATATTGCCCTACCTGTTCTTAACAAAGAACAGACAAAAAAGAACGTGCTTCAAGCTTTGAAAAAGTATCGTTTATTTTTATCAAGTATAGATGAAAGAGATATAGAGCGTGTACAAAATGGTAAGATGATCGGCATGAGTAAAACAGTTTTAGAACGAATCAACTATATTCAAGTAATAAGAAAAGGTGTAGAGAAGCTGAATACGTGGGATATGCAATTTATTGAGTTAGCTTATCTGGGTAAAGATAAGCCTAATTGGGTAAAGATGTGTAGATTATTGAATATGTCCCAGCCGGATTATTATAGGAAGAGAAACAAGGCTTTGTGTGAGCTTGCTTATAAATTAGAAATTGAGGTAGAAGAATGAGAACCGCTTGATGTAGCGGTTTTTTGTTTTATATTGTATATTTTATTATATTGATTTAATGTTTTTGCTTATTATTTGGGTAATAGTTAAATTAAATAGAAGGGCGAGAGGAATGGAGTTTTATAATGAGTCAAAAGGTTATTCAGGAAATCTTAGAAGAAGTTATAAATGAGGTACGTTAGGATGCTAAATTTGAAGTTAGAAACACTGTTAAAGCTATAACGAAAGAACAAGTAATAGCAGAGGCTAAGAGCATTAATTAGGAGGGAATTTATGTGGCACAAGTTTTGAAGGAGTTTTATTCTCCAAGTAAACAATATAAAGTTGAAATAGTAAAACGAAAAGATGGTTTGTATACAACGGAAGTTTATAGGTGGATGGAGGATTGTGGATATGAATTTTGGAGTTCTATTAATCAAGGGATGTCTTTGATAGATAGTGAAGAGCATGCACGAAAGATAGCTATTGAACAACTGAAGGGGTGTTCTAGAGAAAATATTAATACAAATGTGTTAAAAGATTAAATCGATTAGAAGTGAATTTTTTATTACGTCAAAGGTTATGGGTATTTTAGGTATATCAGGGTCACGTATGAATGTGCTGATTAAGACAGGGAAGTTAGAATTTGTAAAAAAACTAGGGGATGTTAGTTTGTTTTTACGTGTTGATATTGAAGCGAAGAAAAATGAATTAGAAGCATTACGTGAGAAAGATCAGCCTTATTTTAAGAAGAATAATCTTTTCGTTCTAGAATAAATTCACTTATAATAAAGTATCATTTTGTGTAGGAACTATGGCACGATTGTTGAAATATATATATATTTAATGTTAATATGCTAATCGGAACAATAAACTAAGGGATGGTATAAATGGAAAAATTAAAAGATTACCATGTGAGAGAGGAATTGTTTAAATATCTTGAAGGACTGTATATCAATTGTTCTGATACGATTATTATAAACGAACTTGGAATCTGTCAAGGGCAATCTAGAGTTGATGTAGCAGTGGTTAATGGGATTATGCATGGTTATGAGATTAAGAGTGAAAGCGATACGTTAGAACGATTACCAAGGCAAATCGAATATTATAACAAGGTATTTGATAGAGTTACAATTGTAGTGGCAGTAGACTACTTAGAGCATGTGAAAAAAATGGTTCCCAAGTGGTGGGGAATTATCTCTGTACGGAATCGTCAAGGAGAAATAAAGTTAAAAAAATTAAGGCAAGGAAGAGCTAATAAGAAAATTGATCCATTTGCAGTTAGTCAGTTTTTATGGAAAGATGAAGCGCTAGAAATATTAAAAGAAAAAGGCTTGCAAAGAGGATATCTTAGCAAACCTAAAAGAGCTATTTTAGAGCATTTAGCTGAAACAATTGAAATAAATGAACTAAAAGATTTAGTTAATTTACAGTTGAAACAGCGCGAAGGTTGGAGAGATCACGTGCTACTAATGTAAGGTGATGATTTACTCCAACCATTACCCATGTTTCAGCATTCCCTGGTTTTGCGTCGCCATTTGCACATTCGTAGATATAATTATCACCAAATGAGAAATCACGTCCGCAAAATTGAGGCAGGGAAATTAAATCTTTTGCTAATTGAACGGATTGAGAAAAACCATGTTTTTTAACACTTCCGCCCCTAAAAATTAGATATAAATCATCAAAACTATACACAATTTTTGATGCCATTGTAATAATGCGCGGGTCAAGATTCACAAAGTCTGGATGTGAAATTCCATAATCTCCAAAAATAGGGATTCTAGCCAACCCGCAATCATGTATTCTTTTATAGATCTTCCACTCTGTTCTAGGAAGTTCTCCATTAGAATTAGTCGGTATTGAATTAAGGTTTTTTGGAAAACTTGTCATACTAAGAGTTAAAGTACGCCATTGAGTTAGAAATGGGAATTGTGCAATTGTAAGCAAGACATGTTGATAAATTAATTCTTCTTGATTGGGGTAGATTTGCTTGTAGTCTAATATGATGTCTACCTCATTATGAGTAACATTAAAGAAAGTTAATATTTCTTCTAATTCTTCTCGTAGTTTTTGAAAATTTGATAATTCATTTTGTGTTAATCGAATACAAATACCATTTTGACTGACAGAGCGGACAGCAGTTTGGAATTCTTCAGGTCTGTCAATTCCGGTTACTGGAATTGCAGGGATATCAAATGAATTAATAGAGTTTACCACAAATTTTACAGGGTGCTGACCATCTTGTAGAAGGTCATCCTCAAAATCCTCATTATCGTATAATGTATATAAATCAATGAAGATTGAAGTATTTTGGTGCCAAACTTCTTTTAATTGAGCTCCCACATTTTCTAAGTGCTCATCAATAGTTTTGCTAAAATCACCTACTTTATGATCAAAAGGAACAGGTTGTATTTCGATTAGAGGAATCATTTTTTGTTGTTCCGAAGAATGTATTCTTTCTAGTGCTCTTCTTTCACCTCTTTTCCATTTTAAAGTTGGTACATAATATTGGCTATCAGACATAATTAAAACACTCCTTCCTTTAAATAAATTCAAGGTTATAAAATTCGATGTTTATATGGAAAATCCTTCAAAATCCATAGGGTGTTTGTAAAAAAATGATAAAAAACAGATGAAAAGTTGATAAGAAATATCACGAGTGTACATGTATTATAAAAGTGTAATAAGAACTGCCACGGAAATGGTACTGTATGTCGTTTCTAGATTTCTCTAAACGTCTCGGGAAAGGACAATTAATTATAGTTTACTCACGAATAAACGTAAGTAAGGGTCCGACCAACGGGGGAGAGGGTTACACCTCTCTTTGAGCCGAGGATGTTCCTTCCGAATGTCCAATTGCTAATCATACTTTCCTCGGTTCAAAGAGGCGTGGGGCACCTCAACACTTTATTTCTCTCTTGAACTTTACCAAACAAATTAGAAGCATCAGCTACACTTACAGATTTGTGTCTATGAGGAACGGTTTTCCGTTTCTCTGACTGTATAAGTGGAATTTACTTGTGTAGTGAGAGAAGCGTAGAAATTAAATATGAAAGTAATAAAAGAACACTGTTATGTAGAGAAGTACAGTCTATATACGGTGTTCTTTTTTGTTTATAAGGAGGAATAGGCTATGCAGGATTTGATTAAGCAATATAACACAACTTTAAGGAAATTGAGGGAAGCACACAAGGATGCTAAAGAGGAAGATGTAAAGGTCCTAACTGATATGATTAGTGACATTACTTATTCCTTAGAATGGATGAAAAAGGCGAGAAGACCGGGAAATCGTAGAGGGATTGAAAGGTTGGCTGCGTATCAGAGAGAAACAGCGTGTGATCCGTTACTGATGCAAAGGTATTTCCGTAGCATGGATGATAATCTATATGAATGGGATAATCATCAGCAAGAGCATGCAATTGGTGAATGGGATAAAATTAGGTTAGAAGATGCTTTATCATTGTTAACGGAACGAGAGAAAGAAGTGTACCTCATGTCTCGAGGATATTGCTTAACGTATAGGGAGATTGCTAGGTACCTTAAAATTACGTGTAGTACAGTCCAATCTATGATAGAACGTGCTGAAAAGAAAATAGCAAGACAGGTAAATGAGAGCCTCTTCTGCAATTGCGGATGAGGCTTTTAATTTAGTATTAAAATGCTAAATTAAATATTATTATATGGCTAATTAAATACTTATAATTGATTTTTTGTGCCATGAATAAATGGTGTGAATCGGAATTTGTATAGTGCATTAGAGAAAATTTATTTGGTCTATAAGATTAATGTTAAATATGGAGAAATAGTTCTCTTGAAAATGAACTCTTCATTTTATTTTTATATCGTTATATAAAATGTAATCTTATATTCAGTTGAAAGCAAAAAAGAGAGGGAGTATTCTTAAAGTATTAATAGTTAAAAATTAGAAAACTTAGGTTTGAGGAGCGGACATTAGTGGAATTATTATATGTTTGGATTGAAGGGTTTAATGAAGGATTAATGAAAGAGCAAGGATTTAATTTTGATAGTCGTTTTAAATATCAATTACATCCTAGGAGTGATGGTACATATAGATTAAGTATAAAGGCTAATCCTAATTATTTAGATGACTTTTTTAAGCCGGAATATTCGCATTCTGAGCCAACAGCAGTTATCAATAATATCACAGCAATTGTTGGCCAAAATGGGGCTGGTAAATCAAGTATAGTTGATTTTTTAAAAGAAAACTTTAGTGGAGATAATGAAGTCGAGGATATGGATGAAAAAGAGTGGGATAATAGGTATCTCTATATTCTGCGTAAATATAAGGATAACAAATTAGAGCATTATATCTATATCGCACCGAAAATGAATGTAGATATCAGTGTAAATAAAGAAATAAATTTCTTTTATGAGTTAAGAATTGATAAGGTTGGATTTCCTCGTAATATAGATAATACAACTTTAATTTATTTTTCCAATGTCTATGATAACAAAGAGGAGTATTCAACAAAGAAGCTTCTAAATATTTCAACAAATTATTTATCTAGTGTGCAATTCCACCGAGATATTTCATCTCTGGGGGGAGATTATAAATTTGATGAAATTAAACGACAAATCAATTTTGTGTATGGGGTACAAAATAGCGAAATGCCATTAGCGTTACCTTTTAAGATTCCTGAATATATAGATGTGGTCATTGGTAATAGAATAGGAAGCAACATGTCGCTTTTTAAAATACATGGAGATTATCCATTACTTGAGTCAATTAAATCCATTTATCAATCGACTAGAGTTAATACAAATACAAATACAAATAAGTTTAAACTACCTGATAACCTGAAAGATAGACAGGCAATAGTGTTATTTACGAGAGCAGTCTTAAGGTACTTAGCTAATGAAATAAGGAAAAAACCGGTTAGAGAAAAATTAGAACATCTTTATGTAGAAATATTTGAAGAGGGTATTGGTAGTAATTATAATAATGATTTTATTAGATTGATTAGAGGATTACGAAGATTAGCACGACTAATTAAAAATTCTAGTGAAGAATTATTAAGATTTAACAAGATGATTAGAGCGTTAGCAACGCTTATGATGAACTTTTATAAAGATTATCGTCATAACGCCACAGTAGATATTACTAACTTTGATAAAATTAAAATCACGTTTAAAATAGAAGAATTAAAAGGAGGAAGACTTGAAAATGTTCTGAAGCTATATGAAGCTATATGCATCAGCAATGAGTTTTTTATTTTTTCATGGAGGGATATGAGTAGTGGTGAAAAAGCTCTTTTAAATATTTATTCTCGTTTTTATTATGCATCTAAAAGACAAGAATTATTAAGTCATCCTGAGGATGATTTAATAATTCTTATTGATGAGGGAGAAGTATATCTTCATCCACATTGGCAAGGAAACCTTTTAAATAGTTTAATTGAATTTTTACCAAGTGTTTTTAAAAATAAGAAGGAATTAAGACAAAGAAATATTCAAATTATCCTAACATCTAACTCGCCCTTTTTAGTTTCTGATCTTCCAAGCACAAATATAATTTTTTTAAGGAAAGAACAAACGTATACTACGGTAATAGAAGATTTGGATGAAACTCACCGAACCTTTGCCGCTAATATTCATTCATTATTAGCACATTCCTTCTTTATGGAGGACGGTGTTACGGGTGCTTTTGCGAAGAGAAAAATTAATGAAATAATTCATCTGCTTATTAAAGAAGATATAGTTACTATTTTTGAAAACGAGGAAAAAATAGAAAAGACTATTAATTTGATAGGTGAACCAATTATTCGTAATAAACTTTTACAAATGTTGACGGAACGTAGAATGGTAGGGGTTAATAAGGAAATTGCTAGGCTTAATTTACGCCTTAAGAAATTGGAGAAATGGCAAGATGATAAAAATTGAACGTGATAATTTAGATTTTCTAGCAAAAAGACATTTTGAAGAATACTTTGTTAGAAAGAAATTCCTTAAGAAACTAGAAAATTATGCTGACAATGAAAAAGATTCAATACAAAAGGACTTTTTTAAATCTATATTGAATCAAATCGAGGATATTGTGATGGGGAGACCCAGTCGCTTAAATGAAATTATAAAAGATCTTAGTGATGATCATCCAGAATTAATGAGAAAAATGAAGGAATACAGTTTTTTGAAAAAAATATTAAATGAATATAAAAAGAAACAGGAAGATTTAGAGAAAAATATCAAAAAAAATCTATCTAATGTTTATGAACTTAAACGAGAAAAGGAAAATGTGGATAAATGCGCTAAAAAAGTTGATTCCCAGATTAAATATATTGAAAAATTTTTAGAGAAGATAAAGAAAATCTTTAATTATAGTAATTTTTGTGATCAGTATAGTAAAGATACAGAGAAAATATGGGGTGCTTATGAACTGGTAAAACAATTGAAAGTGGGGACATGCCCATACTGTAATAGACATTTTATTACTGTATCTGAGCCAAACGAGGATGATGGAGGTAGAACAAGGCCACAATTAGATCATTTTTATAGTAAGTCCAGATTTCCTTTCTTAGCTGTTTCTTTTTTCAATCTCATACCTTGCTGTTATGTATGTAATTCAAATTTAAAAAGGAATCAAGAATTTTCTATTGAAACACATTTAAACCCTTATGAAAATGGCTTTGAAGATTTAATACAATTTACTGTTAAATTTCAAGGGGGAAAAGATGAGGAAGATTATCTAAATGCATGGTACTCTAATACACAGATGTTTTCTATTGATTTTAAAGTAAATGAAGTGAAGAAAAAGCAATATAGTCCTGAAGAATATAAATCTTTATTTGATAAAATAGAGAAAAATAAAGAAACTTTTAAATTAAAATCTTTATATAACTCTCATATTGATTATGTGGGGGAGATGATTGTAAAAAATATAACGTATAGTGATGATAAAATTGAATCTTTATGCCAAGAGTTCCCTGATTTGTTTCCTTCAAAACATGATGTAGTAAGAGTAGTATACTCTAATTACGTTGATACTGCACAACTAGATAAAAGGGTTTTATCAAAATTAACAAGAGATATTACTCAAGAATTTGGAATAAAATATATCTAATAAGTTATACCGCTCCTTTATTCATAAGGAGCGGTATTGTGTTTCTAAAGATAGCTTTTATTTTAATATTTGTTTTAATTCTGCGATACTTAACCATGGTTTACGCCTATGCAACATTCTGTGACAATTGGAGCAAACCATTATTATATCCTCAATTTTAGTCTTTTCTCCCTCTTTAAGTTGAGATACAGGGATTGTATGATGTCCCTCAATATAATCTTTTCCTAATTCACCATATGTTTTGTAAAAGTCAAAGCCACAAATTTCACAGAAGAGTTTCCCTCCATGCTGTTGTTTAAAGTGTTCTTTTGCCGATTTAATTACTTTGTTATTACGTTCATAGGAAAGATGAGTTCTAAGTATTTGTTTCCCTTCAGAAAATTCCTCCTCAAGATCGATTAATTCCCAATCATTATCATTATTATTATCGAAGTTTCTTAATCCCCAACAACCATTCCCTTTACCATTTACAGCATAAAATAAGTCTTGTTCTCCTTTATAAATATCACATTCACTAGAATGATAATAGATAGTCTTTCTAATTTGTGCACCTATTGATTGTTTATTTTGATATTTACTTAGGTCTATATTGTTACGTTCCATAAATTTTGTTTTAATCTGACTTAGTGTTCCAGCTCCACCTAAATCCGTTAATATTTCTATGATTTCATTTAACCAAGGATTGTTATTTGCCATAGGTATTCCTCCGAGTAAATTATATTTATTTATTATTAGTCTATCTTTTTAAAATTAGTATATCTAAATTTTTGCAATGGAAGCAATTGGTTTTATATAATTGTAGAAGGATTTACCAATGGACAATAACGGGAGGATTCAAAAAATGAATCAAAATACAATAAAGGAAATTCTTAAGTTTCGAGATGATAGAGACTGGAAGCAATTTCATAACTCGAAGGATTTAGCGATTTCTCTTTCTTTAGAGGCTAGCGAGTTATTGGAGAATTTTCAGTGGAAAAGTAGTGAAGATGCAATAGAACAAAAACTTGAAAACATCAAGGATGAACTAGCTGATGTATTAATTTATTCTATCTTATTGGCTGACCAAATGAATGTGGATATAGAAGAAGTAATTCAAAATAAACTAGAGAAAAACCAAAGGAAATATCCAGTTGGAAAGTCATTTGGATCGAATGAAAAATATAACGAACTATAGAAAACTAAATAAAACAGAAGAGGTGTAAGTGTATGTACAACGTAATACTGCAACCTACAGGGAATAAAGTAGCTAAATTTAATTTTCAATCTACAATGCGTAATGGAATTGAATTTGATAAAATTAAGCCTTTCTTAGAACAAGAGGATGCTAATAATTTATCTGAAATTTATAAGGGAAACTTAATCCGTGTTTGGGGGATAACTCCAAGTCCACAAAAGATAAAGCAATGGGAAAAAATTCAAAGAGGAGATATAACACTTTTTTCAGCGAATAAGCAAATTTTTGCATCTGCTACTATTGCATATAAGGTACATAATTTAGAATTAGCAAAGTATCTGTGGGGAGAAACAGATAGCGGTGAAAGTTGGGAATATATTTACTTCTTGGATGAGATAAAGCATCAAGCCATTAGTTTAAGTGTCTTTAATAGATTATTAAATTATGAAGAGGGAAATCTAATACAAGGTTTTAGAGTGTTAGACCAAGAGAAAAGTAACATAATAATGAGTGCTTTTGATTTGTATAGTTCTTCTTATGCTCCAATTAGTACAAAGGAAGAAACAAAGAAAAATATTAAAGACATTATAGGTGACTTAGAACAAAGTGCTTCATTGGATAGTGAAATAAAAGGTAAGGCTAGAAAAGAGCAAGGGATATTACGTGGTTACCTGTTTAATAATAAGAAAACATGTAACTGTGGAATTTGCGGGAAAGAGTACCCGATAGATTTACTTGTAGCTGCACATATTAAGAAGAGAGCATTTTGTAGTATGGAGGAAAGGTTGGATATTGAAAATATAGCCATACCTATGTGTAAATTTGGTTGTGATGATTTATTTGAGAAAGGGTACATTACTGTCTTGAATGGAGAAATTATTAGTTTGGTAAATACAGATAATTTACCGGAATCAGTAGGGAATTATATTGAGACCCTCCAAGGGAAAGAGTGCTTAAAGTGGAATAAGGATAATGCTGAGTATTTTGAATGGCATACAAACTATCACATGAAATAATTATAAGTTTATATGTCTAATAGATTTATAAAAGATATGTGCTAAAAGTATTGAGAGAGATAATAACGTGATTACTTTCTTTATAAAGAAAAAAAGAAAACGGGAATGGTATTCAGCCGTTGATTACATAGAGTATGAAAAGAGATAAATAGTGTGTAAGTACAAAGAGCATCTGCATAAGATGCTTTTTTATTTGGAGATTGTTTTATCTGTAAATATATAAGAAATAAATATCGCCCTTATGATGAGGAATAGAAAATCCATTATTTCGTCGTACAAAAGCCATCTATATATAGACAGAACTTAATAAGTAGGTTATGTGAAACTTCATGTACCGTACGGAGTTTCGTATAACCTAATAAAAGATAGCCGTCCAACATTAGGCGGTTATTTATTTTGAGGTGGATGCATGGCAACAGAATACGCAAAGAAATTTTATAAATCCACAGCATGGAAGAAGTGTTGGGATTCATATTTTAAATTTAAATGTGGATTATGTGAATGGTAAAATTTCACGTACCTTATGTGATGTCAAAATTACAATTTAGAAATAGGGGGATTCCAGATGGAGCAATTATCATTCTTTCCAGAAATCACAAATGAGGAGTACAAGCAGATACAGAAGATAGTCGCAAAAGAGCTGTTCAATTATAAAGCTTTAGAAGTTCGTATGAAGAATCAAGAGGAGTGTGTAAGTGAAAGTATTCAGTTGTTCCCTGAACTTCGTGACACAAGGAAGCTGAATGATTACAAGTACAAGCAGATCAAAAGAGCTTTAGAACACTCATTAGATATTGAACAGAGAGACATTATAGAACGGAAATACCTTAAAAGCACAGGGTGGGTAAGTGATAAGAATGTTAAGGCACAAATGATGCTACAAAACGATTGGTATTACTTCCAAAAGAAAAACGCGATTATGGCGTTCGCTACGGCATTACGGATTATTTAAAAAACACAGGAGACTTTACGTTCAATTATAGTCTCCTGTGTTTTTGATTTTGTTAAAGATTGATTGGTCTAGTTTTTGAAGCTGCTTTTTTCTTATTAATAGGTAACTTTTTAACAAATGGATGGTGATCAAGTTGCTCATTTGAGATGCATTTTCTTAAGCAATTATCACTTTCAGAAGCATATTTAGTGAATTTGGTTTCATTCTCGGTTAATTTTTGAAGTCTATTAAATACAGTTTCTAATTTATATAATCTTTTATCTTTAATTGTATAGTCATTAATTCCATGTTTATACTCAGATAAAATGGATATGAAAGAATTATCTATGTTATTACGTTTTAAACGGGAAATTGTAAATTGATTTGACCTTATAGCATAAGGATCATGAAAATCTTTTTCAATGTATGCTATCCCGCGCCTACAATCCTCTGTAGTTTCATTTTTAATATAATACTCTTTTTGAAATTTCTTACCTTCAGGGTTGATATAACAATAATCAATTCTAATAATATATGGTTCTTTTCTAGAGTGTTCACTTCTGTTAATCCCATTGTTGGAAATATATATTTGAAGATGGCAAGTGTTTACAAGAGAATTTTCTTTATCTTTTTTCAATGTAATAGTATTAGATTTTTCCTTTAAGGAAAACGGTTTAAATTCATATATAGGAAAGATTAATTTATATCTTTTATGCGATAGTGTTCTAGATTTTTCATTATAAGCTTCATAATGAGACATCCATTCATTTCGTTTTTTAGATAATATGTTCTCAAGATTTCTTTCTTTTTTATTGAATAGTCCTATGTTTTTTAGGAATTTCATAATAATCCCGTTAGGTTGTTTTTTTAATAGATCTTCATATTGTTCCTTGGTCATTTTGTAATCTTCATATTGTTTTTTTAATTTTTGTCTTTCATGTATTTCGCTTTCAAGATTATAATGTCTGAATAATTGATAAAGATTTGAATTTACCTCTTGAGATTTCGAAATGGTTTCATTATCTAATTGTGAAGTTCCTTTTAATAGAGAGGTAATATCCCTTTTAAGTGCATGTTCAAAATTAAATCGTGTAAATCCATATTCATAATAAGAATATATATTATCGATATCCTCCTGACATATATCTAAAAAATTGCTTATTTCTAAGTTAGTTAATGCTTTGTGTCTTAACTTAAGATTAGCAAGAAAAGAATTTAATTGATTAAAGCCAAAAAATGAGGGCAATAACTTTTGGAAGTATTCTTGTTCTTTTCTTTCTAAATCTGTTTCATCTGTCTCTTCTAAGATAATCATACGGAAGTCTTGCAATGTACAGTTGTTTTCTAGCATGTATTTAAAAATTTTACAGGCCTTAAATTTCCCGTCATAGTACGATTTAAAATTGGAGAAGAAATACTCATAATAATTTTCATAAGAAAGTCTATTTAAAGACAGTATTTCGCAGAGGTGATCCTTATATCTTCTTTGTATATCTTTAGACTGCCCTATATATATAGGGATAATTTTATCATTAATAAAGTTATCTATATATATCATATACACACCAGAAACTTTATACTTTGTTTCAGGTGTTACCTCTCTATATGAATTGTCTTGTATTAATTGTTTTACTAGTTCCTTTATATTATCTACTTTTATTGAATTACGTGCCACAATGTACCTCCGAAATAAACCTTAATAATATTTTTGTTTATTTATCAAGTTTACCAGTTTTCTAACAATTAAAGTGCGTTTTATATTAATTGTTTTGGATTAATGCATGTTATTAGTAAGAAAACATCGATAAATAGCCGATAAAGTAATGATAAAGAGGAGGATATCTAGATGTTTGAACCACCGTATCATTATCTTACAAGTTCTTTGACAACCGCATATCGAGGAGGATTAGTACACCTATAAGTGAAACGTTCTTATGCGAGAATGTCACGGTAACGTATACCGCATAGTAGGGCGGGCAAGGCGGTAAGAACCCGCGTTAAGACGAAAAGACCAATTAAAATGATTAAAACTATTAATGACATACTCCAGTATGGCGGGTGTGAGATAACTCGTATTCGTCATACTGTTTTACTTCTCATTGAGCATACAATCATCCACCTTTTGTGTATTTATAGGTAGTAAAACTAGTGTCTTTCATGATTTCCCTCTATAAGACCAAGTTTGAAAATGGAAATGGGTGATGGTTCTATGATTGGATGAATCACACGTTTCAAAAACTGTTGTATACGTATCTCGTATTAGTAATTACTCACGATTCTTACTAATGACCAAAACGAGGGCAAAGGGTTCCCCGGCTCTTTGCATGAGCAAACATGAGACAGTCATCCCCTGCTGGCGCCTCCACATGTTTGTTCACGCAAGGCGTCGGAAGAAATGATACGTCTTGATAAAAATTAAAGGATACCCCATATCCGAAATGACTTGCAAAGGCAGTAGCCGAAGTATTGGTCGACTCTACGGAGTATAAACGAGAAGAGCTTTCGCTCTTTTCTCGGTCACTGACGTAAAGCGCGTAGCTTAGATGATGATTGCGGTGATCGAGAAAAGAATGAGAGTAATCTTGTTCTTGAAGAGATACTTATTGCCATTTGTTATCTCTCTTCCCCTCTAGAGCTGTCACTTCGGTGATGGCTTTTTATTTTGTAGGATTTTCTTATTTTCTGTCGAATAGATAGAGTGGGAGGGATGAAAATATGAAAAACTTAGATATTACCTTTTTCATGAAAAATAATCAAAAAATCCATGCACAGATGCAAGGGCATAAAAAAGAAGTGATGTCAGAAATTGAGTTTATGGGGTTTTCTGGAGTGAGAAGCTTTGGTAATCTTGTAATCAAAATGGATGAAGTTTTAGCTATTGAAATACTAGAGGGAGATACTGTAGAGAAATTACCTGAATTGGGGGAAGTAGATCCTAGAACTATTTTCTCTCGGAATAATCCTAATATCTAAAAAGCACCTATTACGGGTGCTTTTTCTTTGTTATATAGAAATTACATAATAAACGCAAAACATATTAGTGAATATCAAGCATAGAATGGTATAGACTCCGTGGCGTTGCTGCGTTTTAGTGTTACCCCTACGCTTTCGAAAAGGCGCCTATATAAGGTGTCTTTTTGTTTTTCACCTTTTGAGGTGGACAAGCATATATTGTAGTGTGGGACAACCTCTCTCAGGTCCTATTCAATACTCATTGAAAACTCCTACACATTTGGGCATCTACTGATGATGTGGATGCTCTCTTTTTATGCACGATTTGAATAGGACAAGCATATACTGCTTGTACCTCATTAACTTTAGTAATCTTGACTTTTGTTAATGAGATTCTCATAATCCTTTAAAGGGTGCTCGCGGAAACGGGTGCTCTTTTTATTTTGAACAAAATGGACATTTGAATAGGAAGTGATGAGATGTTTTGGTTAGGAGGACTTACAGGATATCTTGTAGGTACACTTTTTACTTTATTGGTGATCTACTTTGGATATCGGATTGGTGAGATGAGTCGGTGAAGAAGGAAATGGAGCAGTTGAAAGCGATAATGGATGATAAGGGAGTAACAAAACAAACAACTCAACGAACTAAAAATAGAGATAGCTAACAAAATGCAGGTTGGTTTCGCAAGTCCCTTAAAACCAATGCTTTGAATGTATACTTTTGTTAGTGTTTTTTGCTAAAACAGCTAAAACGCTATGAATTCAATAAAATCAATGTTTCGAATGTAAACTAATGGGTAAAAGTTTACATTCGATTAAACAGAATAAATTTATTTAAGAGCATATCGTGAGGTGGTGGTCGTGGCTAAAGTAAGAAGCCCGAACAGAGATAAAGCATTTGAAATTTATAAAGAACATAATGGGGAAATTACAAATCGAAAGATTGCTGAGATTCTCCAGGAACAAGAAAAAACAATTTCCTCATGGAAATCTAGAGATAAATGGGTAGCTAAATTGAGTGGTTCTGATTGTAGTACTGCAATAGAAAACGAATGTAGTACTACAAAAAAGAAACGTAGTACTTCACAAAAGTTATCTGATGCATTGAAAGGAAATCAGAATGCCGTTGGTAATAAAGGCGGAGCTCCGAAAGGAAACTCGAACGCTGTTGGATTCGGTGCTCCCAAACAAAACGCTAATGCTGTAACGCATGGATTGTTCAGAAAGATAATTCCTAACGACGATCAACATGCAATGGAATTACTTGATGAAATACAAAATCATACGGAATTAGATATGTTGTTTAATTCCATTCAGTTGCAATACTTCAATATCCTCAATTCACAGCGTATTATGCATGTTCGTGATAAAGATGATATGTCACGAGAAGTAATCAGTGAATCGGAGTCTGGCGAAACTTATACAGTTCAATTTGCATGGGATAAACAAGCAAATTTACTAACTGCATACGCAAGAGCCATGACTACATTATCATCTATGATAGAACGATTTGATAAGTTAGCTAATGTAGATGATGAACGAAGATTGAAGTTAGTTCAAATGAAGACTAATATCGAGAAAACACAAGCAGATACTGACTTCGCACAAGAACGCGCAGCAAAACTCAAAGGTCAAAAGAAAGATACTTCATTACTCGATGCATTAATAGAAGGGCGTAAACAATATGAGCAAAACAGCGATTAAGTTTTCCCCTAAACAATTGGAAGTTATCTATCGACCATACAATTACACCTTTGATGTACTTGAAGGGACGCCCAGATCGGGTAAGACAACAGCAGGGCATTTCCGCTATGCTGATTATTTGACGTGGACAAGGGATACCAACCATTTAATTACGGCATATAACCAGGAGCAAGCATATCGATTATTTATAGATGGCGATGGCACTGGATTACAGCATATATTTGGTGATTTAGCTGAGATTAAGCATGATGAACATGGCTCGCATCTTGCGATACACACTCCAAAGGATATTAAGAAGGTGTATTACAAGGGAGCAGGAAAAAGTAACAGCGTTGGTGCCGTAACGGGTATGTCGCTTGGTAGTGTTGTGTTTTGTGAGATTAACCTTCTTAATATGGGAATGATTCAAGAGTGTTTTAGACGTACTTTTGCTGCTCAAGATCGTTACCATTTAGCGGACTTGAACCCGCCTGCTCCACATCATCCAGTTATTTCAGAAGTATTCGATGTACAGAATACAAGATGGACTCATTGGACGATACAGGATAATCCAATAATCACGGAAGAGCGTAAGCAGGAGATATACGAAATCCTTTCAAAGAATCCATATTTATTGGAACGAGATTGGTTCGGTAGAAGAGTAATGCCACAGGGTGTTATTTATTCGATGTTTGATATGAAAAAGAATATACTCCCTGCTATTCGTGGTCAAAGATACGAAATGTATTTTACTGCTGATGGTGGTCAATCAGATGCTACATCATGCAGTTGTAATATCGTTGTTAGGTATGAAGATAAGTTCAGATTATTGCGTGTAGCTAACTACTACCACAGTGGTAAAGATACAGGGCAAGTCAAAGCAATGTCCACTTATGCGAAAGAGATTAAGAAGTTCATTGAATGGTGTGTTAAGAAGTTTGAAATGCAATACACTGAAGTATTTGTCGATCCAGCATGTAAATCTTTAAGAGAAGAACTGCACCTGTTAGGGATTCAAACGAGAGGGGCAGATAACAATGCTCATGATGTAAAGGGTTCGAGTAAAGGGAAAGAGGTTGGTATTGAACGACTTCAAAACTCCATTACGAATGAGCAATTTATACTCGTTGAATGTGATGAATACGATCATTACAACTTCTTAAAAGAAATTGGTATGTATGTCCGTTTAGATAATGGTGAACCGATAGATGCCTATAACCATGCGTTAGATGAGACACGTTATAGTAATAATTACTTCTATAAACGATATGTAAAATAAGGCGGTGAAAACATGTTTGGAAACATCGTTGCAAAAGTAAGGGGGTGGCTATATAAATTGGGAATAATCAAAGGAATTAAGAAGATATCTGATAAAAAAGACATACCTGTAAATGAAGAATCCTACAAGCATATTGATATGTGGAAAGCTCTATACAGTGGTCATTATGACGAGTGGCACAACGTTAAGTATCATACGATTGAAGGGCAGAAAAGCAGGACAATGGCATCTCTCAATATGGCTAAGGTTATATCACAAGAGATGGCTGCACTAATATTTAATGAGAAGTGTTCGATTAACATTTCTGACGACACACTTTCAGATAATATCAAGAATGTCCTTGATGATAACAACTTCATTAAAGAGTTTCAGAGATATCTAGAATACAACTTTGCTTTAGGTGGAATGGTTATTAAGGTTTACTGGGACAACGGAATTAAACTTTCTTACGTTACGGCAGACTGCTTCATACCGATTGCATGGGATAACAAACATATCACTGAAGGTGTATTCGTAAATGAAATCTCTAAGGGTGATAAGAAGTACACGCTACTTGAATGGCACTTGGTTGAAGGTAAAGAGTATGTAATTAAGAATGAGCTATACGAAAGTAAAAACCAAGGAGACTTAGGTGTAAAAGTTACTTTATCTACTCTATACCCTGATTTGGAAGAAGAAGTGAGTATTGAAAACTTATCTAAACCTATGTTTGTGTACTTCAAACCAAATACAGCCAACAACTTAGATATGAGTTCACCGCTTGGTATATCGATCTATGCTAATGCGTTAGGTACATTAAAGTCACTTGATATTGCGTTTGATAGCTTTCAACGTGAGTTCGTTTTAGGTAAGAAGAGAATTATGGTACCTGCTTCAGCAATCCGTACAGTTGTAGATCCACAAACAGGCATACCACAAAGATATTTCGACGCTACCGATGAAGTGTATGAAGCGATGCAATTCGAAGATGGTGCTAATCAGATTCAAGATATATCAGTGGAATTACGTGTAGAAGAACATACAGCTGCTATCAATGCTCTTTTAAACTATGTATCGATGCAGGTTGGTTTCTCTTCTGGAGCTTTTAGCTTTGATGGACAAGGTGTTAAAACTGCAACAGAGGTTGTAAGTGAAAACTCTAAGACATTCAGAACAAAACAGTCTCACGAGACCGTTATAGAGGATGGTATTCGTGACTTAGTCGATATTATTATTGAAATCGCTGCTTTATATGATGAATTTGAAAGTATAGATGACTATGAAGTTACTGTTACATTTGATGATTCTATTGCAGAGGACCAAACCGCAGAAATTAATAAGCAAGTAACACTTGTTATGAATGGATTAACAACTAAGAAGTTAGCGATCATGAAGATACATGGTGTTTCTGAAGAGGAAGCTAAGAAAATCGTAGAAGAAATTCAAAACGAGAATAAGATGGTTATGCCTGAAGGAGTAGATTTCTTCGGTATGAACAATAAACAACAGAATACTAGTCCAGGAGATGAGGGTAATGGCACTACCTCCGGATAAGTTACAGCAACTCTCTATGTTTATAGTAGATATCTACATTGCAATTGAAGAAGAGTTGCTTTTAAACATGGCCAGATTGCTCAAATATGACATGGAACTGCTGTTAACTGCTGAGGATTTCACAGAGTATCAGCATTGGCGGATAGTTCAGTTGAATAAGCTTGGTAAGTTAAATCAGCAGCAGATGAATACAATTGCACGTTATAGCGGCAAAACGGCAGAGGAAGTACGAAAGATGCTAGAATCTGCTGGATTTACAGCAGTGGAACAACATGAATCGTTATATCAGAAAGCGGTACAAGCAGGAATCATAGCTTCTGCGCCAGCAATGTATACGAGTGCCGCGCTAATAGGCATCCTTAATACTTATGAAAAACAGGCATTAGAAATATTTAATCTTGTAAATACTACCATGCTCAAACAGTCTCAACAGGTTTATCTAGACATCTTAAATAAAACAGTAGGTAAAGTTCTTGGTGGTGTCATAACGGCGCAACAAGCATTAAGGCAGACTGTTTCTGAATGGGCGCAACGTGGAATCCCTGCTCTTATTGATAAGGCTGGAAAACGATGGTCGACAGAGGCTTATGTAAACATGGTCGCTAGGTCTACAAGTAATAATGTAGCGAATGAAATGCAGAGTGAGCGAGCTGAAGAATACGATGTCGATTTGATTGAAACTAGTTCGCATAATGGTGCGCGTCCCGGTTGCAGCCCTTATCAGGGTCGTATTTACTCCAGGAGTGGAAAAAGCACTAAATATCCGCCGTTCTCAAGTACATCGTATGGGGAACCAAGCGGAATCCTAGGGATCAATTGTCGGCACCTTACCTATCCTTTCATAGAAGGGTTATCAACAAAACGTTATGAGCCGTATGACGATACTGAGAACGACAGGGTATACAAAGAAAGCCAACAACAAAGACATCTAGAACGACAGATTAGGAAAGCCAAGAAGGAAGTGAAGGTTATGGAAGCGTTAGGTGATGCAGAAGGCGTGAAAGAAGCGAAGAATAAGGTTTCGCAACGTCAGCAAGTAATGCGAGAGTTTATAAAAGAAACGAAACGCAAGCGTCAATATAACCGAGAAAGTATTGTATAGGAGGAGAATTGAATATGAATTTCGGACAAGCGATTGAAGCAGTTAAGGAAGGAAATAAAATTGCACGTAAAGGCTGGAATGGTAAAGGTATGTTCGTTTATTATGTGCCAGCAGCATCATATCCACCAGCTACAGATATTATGAAAGAAGTTTTTGAGGGAGAGTATGTCCCATATCGTGAGTACCTTGCACTGAAAACGGCACAAAACGACGTCGCTACATGGGCGCCTAGCACTTCTGATGCATTAGCAGAAGATTGGGAGGTTGTTGAATAATGAAAAATAAGATTACTCAAGAAGATATTAATAGTATTTTAGAGAGAACTCATTGGACGATAGAAGAGTTTCATGACAAATCCACAGTAGTAGTTGCTAAATTGCCAAACGGATTTATCTTAACTGAATCCAGTGCATGTGTTGATCCTGCTAATTATGATGTGAACATCGGTGTTGAATGCTGTAAAGAGCGCATTGTAAATAAGGTTTGGGAATTGGAAGGATATCGTTTGCAATGTGAACTTACAAAGAAAGGAGTGCTTTAATATGTTAAAACCGTTCAGATTACAAGTAAAAGGAATGCAGTTCTTTTCAGAAGGAGGGGACAACCCACCAGCTGCACCGGAAGGAGGTGATCCAGGTGTAACAAATCCAGAAACTACACCACCAGCGAATCAAGAACCACCTGCGCAACAGCCTACTACTTTTACACAAGAGCAGATGGATGAAGTGAAACAAAAACAGGAAGCCGCGTTCTTGAAAAAGTTAGGTGTAGAGAATCTTGATCAACTGAAACAAACGGTTACTGATTGGAAAGCTCATCAAGAGTCGCAGAAAACAGAGCAAGAAAAGACAAATGAAAAGTTAACAACTTTCGAGACTCAGTTGAAAGAAAAAGATGAGTCTCTTTTTAATTTGCAAGCAGAAAACGCTGCGATTAAGTCAGGTATTACAGAAGAAAAGAACTTAAATGCAGTTATTACTCTAGCAAAAACGAAAGTTAGTGATGATGTAGACATTACAAAGGCTATTGAAATGGTAGTAGAAGAGTTTCCACATTTTAAAGGTGTAGTGGAAGAACCACAAGGAGCTCCAAAACCAACATTTTCGAATGGCCAACATCAGAAGAAGGCACCTACATTAACAGAACAATTTATGGATGCATTTAAGTCTTAATTAATACAAAAATAGGAGTGATTTATTAATGGCAAAACCAAATTATGCAACGGATTACCAACAAGCACTACAACAAAAGTTTTCAAAGGGACTAAGTTTCTTCGAACTGTACAATACACCGAATAACCAAAATATTAAATGGGTAAATGCTAAAACAATCCAAATTCCACGCATCACCGTTGGTGGGTATACAGATGTGGATCGTGATGTTGTAGGTAACTATACTCGACGAGCTGATAATGATTGGGAAACAAAAACAATCACTCATGATCGTGAGTTTAGAACTTTAGTAGATCCGCAAGATATCGATGAAACGAATATGGCGTTATCTATCGCAAACATTACACGAGTATTTAATGATGAACAGAAGCAGCCAGAGATGGATAAATACATGGCTTCTAAATTATACTCAGAATTTACAGGAGCAGGAAAAACAGCAAACGCAACTGTAGTAACCGCTGATAGTGTGTTAGGCGTTTATGATGATTTTATGATGGAAATGGATGATGCAGAGGTACCACAAGAAGGTCGTATCTTATATGTAACTCCGCAAGTTAATAAATTTGTAAAACAAGCGAAAGAAATTCAACGTATGTTAGTTCTTAACTCTAACAACGGCACAGCAAACCGTAACATTTATTCTCTTGATGATGTAACAATTAAAGTAGTTCCTTCATCTCGAATGAAAACTGCTTACAATTTCACAAACGGAGCGGTTCCAGATGCGGCAGCTAAACAAATCAATATGATTCTCGTGCATCCTGCTGCAGTTATTTCTCCACAAAAATATGAGTTTGTTGACTTAGATGAGCCAACAGCAGCAACAGGCGGTAAATACCTGTACTACGAGCGTAAATACTGGGATGTATTCGCTATTCAGAAGAAAGTAGATGGTATTAAGTTTAATATCACTACTCCATAATTAGTGATTTTGTAAAACATTTAAAGAGGTGGTATATAGCCATCTCTTTTATTCATAAAAAGGAGTGAACAATATTGAGTAACGTTGTAAAAGTAAAAAAGTTAAATAAAACATTGCATATTGATGAATGGCGTTTAGATAGCTATCTATTAGATGGTTACGATCAAATCGAAGAAGATGGCACGATTATCACTCGTGCAACAGGCGGACGAAATGTTTCGTTGGCTGAATACAATGGCGTCTTATCTGAAAAGGATACATTAGTGGCCGAAAACGAAAAGCTAAAATCCGAAAATAGCAAACTAAAAGCTGAAAACTCTAAGCTGAAGAAGAGTGAACCAGCAGATAAGTAGGTGATCACATGGCATATATAGATGCTGACTACTATAACAACGAGTATAAGGGTACTCCTGTAGCAGATGGATGGCTATTAGGACGTCTTATTGCACGTGCTAGTGATCAAATTGACCATATCATTAATTACAAGTTAGAAGGAGTTGACTTTGATAAGTTGGCTCCTTTTATTAAGAAGCAGGTTCAGAAAGCAACTGCTGCCCAAGTTGAATTCTTAGCAATCAATGGAGAGACTTCCGCAACTGTAAGTGAAGGTGGCGGTGGATTTTCTGTAGGTTCTTATTCAGAGAATGGAATGAGCGCAGGAGCAGCTGAAGCACCATCTTACTATGATCGCTATGCGATTACTGTGGTTGATTACCTTAAACCTACAGGCTTACTTTATACGGGCGTGTGTGTGCATGGCTAAACCGATTCGTTTGTTATTGTTAATCCATACAGTCGAGTATTTGGAGTATAAGGGTGAAGACGATACATGGGGTGGAAGTGATAACTACGCACCTGCTGTAACAATTGAAAGGGTTCGAATTGAACCTAAAAAAGCAGTTGTACTGAATGGTAATGGTGACAGTATTGTAATGCAAACACTATTGTTTCATGATGCAGTACATTCGACACCTGTTACTTTCAAAGAGAAATCAAAAGTCATATTTAACGGCAAAGAAATGACCGTTAGCAAAGTCAGTGACTTTTACGATAGAAGCAATCTTCATCATGTGGAGGTACTGCTAGTATGATTCGTTTGAATATCCGAATTGATACACCTGATATCGAGGGGAAAGTAATGGAAGCTACTCAGAAAGCGCAATTTGCACTAGATCAGCAGGTGCTTAAAGACAGTAATTTCTACATTCCGAAAGATACAGGTGAATTAGAACGCTCTTCTATTCGATTTAGTAGACCGGGAGAAGGTCATATAGAGTGGAATACACCTTACGCGCGGAAAATTTATTACGGAGTTAACTTTAATTTTTCGAAAGATATCAATCCTAATGCGCGAGCGCTTTTCTTTGAAGAGGCAAAAGCTAGGAATGTAACGGATTGGGTAAGAATTGTAGAAAACGATATTAAGCGAAACTTATAGGAGGACAAACATGATATGGCTAATTGAATCGGTCAAGAAACATTTAACCACTACTTTGCAGCCGGGTATCCTATTTGCTCCTATAAAAGCCGATTTATTGGATATAGGAGCAAATGATACACCGCGAAAAAGTATTGCTATTAGAATGATTCCGTCAGCACCAGGAGAACAATATTTCGAAGGTGAAATCATCAACAAGCAAATTCAAATTCTCGCAAAAAGTAGTAACCAACTGGAAGTAAACAACACAGTTGAATTTATTACAAGGGAACTAAATAACGTTCATAGGCGTGTATTTAACGCTATTGATGGCTCCTATACACTAAGACGACTCAATGTGTATGTGGAGCCTAATTTCGTTGAGAAGACAGCAGCAAATGAGTTTATATATACCGCACTTTTTTCTGCGGAATTAGAAATAGGAGGTAATTAATATATGGCATATCTATTGAACCATCTTTATAAATTTGAGATCAATGTGGGAACAGCGGCTACTCCTAAGTGGGCTGTTATTGCTAAAGGTATCAAGTCAGTAGATCCCGATAATAACGAGGAAGTAGAAGAGGACTACTACTATGATGGTGGAGGCGCTTCTGAGCGTTCTGTTATTGGTTTCATGATGAGTTATTCCTTTGAAGGTCATCGTTCTTATGGCGATGAGGCTCAAGACTTTATCCTTAAGAAAGTTAACCAAATTGGAGACGCTCGTAAGACTGACTTTAGAGTGACTGAGCCAAACGGTGACAAATGGGAAGGTCCTTCAACTATCTCAGAGATCAAAGTTCCCGGAGGAGATGCGAATAGCAAGGGTGAGATTGAGTTTAATATTTCCTTTGACGGAGCTCCAGAATTTACAGAAAAAGGCGCAGCTTAATAGTTCCGCATTTCTCTTCCGTTCATGCTATCAATTACATTGAGAGGGAGCTTCGGTTCCCTCCTCAGTGATAGCTTTTTTAGAGTGATAAAAATAGTGAAAAATATGTTTTTAACTTATTCGAATAAATTAAAAATTGTCTCGACGGAGGCAAATACAAAAAACAAGGAGATAACCATAATGACAAATCAATTAGCTAAGCCAGAAGAAGTATATGAAGGTGTTTCAAAAATAGTAGAAAACAAGTTTCAATTTAACTTCGAGAAAACTTATAGAGAGATTGACGTAGCAGGGAAGCTTTACAAGGTGAACTTTGATGATGAGTCAATGTTAAAGTATCAAGAGGGATTTTTATCTTATGAGAAGAAAGCTAAGGATCTACAAAATGAAGCAATTGATTTCCGTGAAGCTTCTCCAGAGGTTCTACGCGCTATGAACTTACAGCAACGTGAGCTTATGAGTGAAGCTATCGAACTATTCTTAGGAGAAGATACATTCGAGGAGCTGTATGAGAAAGCAGGACGCTCTCTTATGAATTTAGTTAGCTTAATCGACTACTTAACATCATTAGTGGAGTCAGAACTACGTGCTAAAGCTGGAAGTAACTTAGATGCATACTTAACAAACGTTAAGAAGTAGGTGATCACTTATGGGACCGAGATTCTCACTCACAGAGCGTAACGTAGATGTAATAACCTGGGGAGGCGTGGCTATTGAGCTAAACCTCTCCTATGATAATATCCTCGTTATGCTAAAGCTATTCGATGATAAAACGGTGCCTGATAAGAGTAAACTTCTAATAGCCCTCAATATGCTTGTAGTAGAACGCTCCTTACTAGCTCAGCTCAACGGGGAACAACTTAATAAACTTCTCATTGATATCTTTAAAGCAAAGCTCAATATAGACCTTGATAAGAAAGAACGAGTCAATGAGATGACCAATAAGGATAACTCCACAGACGGAGCAGAAGAGGACGAGACATTCCAAGAGGTTCCTATAGTTGATTTTACTATAGATGCTGAACGGATATACTCGTCCTTTTTGTATGATTACAAGCTAGATCTCATTGAGCGACAGGGGAAGCTCCTCTGGAATCAGTTTTTAGCATTGTTTAACAACTTATCAGAAGAGACTACTATGAAGACTGCTATTAAGTACCGCACTTGTGAAGTCCCTAAGAAGACTAAAGAGAATGCGGACCAGGTGAAGGATATCAAGAAGAAAAAAGCCTTTTATGAGCTGCCTCAAGCGAAGGTTATGAGGGAGGCTAGAGAGTTGAAAGCTTACGAGGACCGCATGAGACGTTACAAGGAAGCACGAAAGCAACTAGCTCAAGAGAACAAGGCTATTAAACCTACAGAGGATTAAGACTTCGTAGCAGTGCTCCTGGATACTCTTTAAATTAGACAACTAAGGAGCGTGAATATACATGGCTGATGGAAGTGTAAAGATAGACGCCCGAATAGATAACTCAAACATACGTAGTGACGTTGAGAGAATCAATAGAGAGCTAGGTAGAATGGGTTCGAATATGAGCTCTGTAGGTCGAACTATTCGACAAGCTTTTAATTCTGAGATTAATAATCTAGGGAGTAATGTAAGTTCGAATGTAAACAATGTAAACGAATTGCTCAGCTCTATAGGAATCAATATGGTATCTATAGGGCAGCAGGCACGTTCAAACTTTGATAGTGGCTTTAACCCTCTTGACGGAGATGTAAGGGGAGAGGTCTCAGAGGTTAACGGGGAGCTTATACGAATCGGAGCCAATATACAACAAATAGCCGCTCAGATCAGAAATGAATATCAATCCGAGATAGATAGACTTAGCAATATTACCTCAAATGAAGTCACTCAAATAAATAACGAAATTAGCCGTATAGGAAACGGAATGAACAGTACTACTAGTGAAATGACACGTACGTTCGGCTCTGAGTTTACTCGTATGAATAGTGACATAACAAGAGGATACACTCAAGTTTCTGCTGCTCACCAGGGAATGATGAACGAAATGAAAGCTTATCAGACTCAAATGAAAGCAGGTATGTCTGGAGCTAGGGAGGCTCAAATAGAGACTCAATACGGATACTTCCAGCTAGTACAGTCTGCAGGATCTTATACAGGCTCAGTTGATGAAATGATAGCTAGAATCAATGAGTTAGGTAAAGCTCAAAAGGCTGCGAACGATCAAGCTATCAACTCTAACAGAATGGCTCTCATGAGTATTTATCAAACTATAGGGACTCTGAATAACGCAAGCTCTACTGCTTCCCGTTTCCAGAATAACCTTACTACGATGAATAATCCTCTTTATAACACAAGTAGGCTTGCATTAACTGCAGTAGATTCCTTGGACAGACTCGCACGATCTGGAAGCCCTCAGCAGCTAGCTCTAGAGTTCTTAGGAGCTAACGCCTCTGTAAAGCAGTACAATGACTTCATTCGTGATTTAGGAACTCAAATGATGGCTTTGCCTGTCATATTTGGATTGGCTGCTGCTGCTGCAACTAAGTTCTATGGAGCTTTACATGGAAGAGCTATGGAAGAAAACACAAAGTACGCTGAAGCTTTCAATAACATGTTGGAAAAGTTAGCTAAAGCATTTGAGCCAATGGTCCAAGCGTTTGCTGCTGTAATGACTCCTATGTATAACTTTATTGCTAAACTAGCCGAGATGGTTATTCAATTTAATGAAGCTCATCCTGTATTAGCTAAGTTTATCCAAGGGATGATGATGCTTGTCCCTGCTCTGATGGTAATCCTTACACCGTTAGCTCTGGGGATAGGATACTTTGCAGGATTGAGAGCTATCTTGTTTGCTGTCCGTCCAGTACTAATGCCAATCATTACAGGACTACAAATGATGACTGCTCCTGCTTGGGTATTAGCTGCAGCAATAGCAGGATTAGTAGTAGGATTCACTCACTTATGGAAGACAAGTGAAACTTTCAGAAATGGAGTCTTAGGAGTTATTGCAGTTATTAAGCAATGGACTGCTTCTTTAGTTGAACTTGGAGGGAAAGCCTTAACTGCTACGATTGCAGGATTGAAGCAGTTCGGAGCCAATGCTTTAGAGCTAGGGAAGTATCTCGGATATGTTCTCTTAACAGGTGATAGCTTTGCGGATGTAATTTCAAACTTACCTGCTCCTATACAGGGGATCGCCACAGCACTCTCTCCTGCAATGGTTGCTCTAAATAGCTTTGGTTCAATGTTAGCTCAATTAAGTACTTATCTATGGAGCGTACTCACTACAGGCGATCACTTTAGAGATGTTGTATCTAACATGCCAGCTCCAATCCAAGGGATAGCGAACGCAATAGCTCCTGCCTTAGTTGCTCTTAATAGCCTAGGACAAGCATTTGTCAATTTAGGGAAGTATCTCTGGAGTGTAATCACTGTAGGAGACGTCATGAATGATTGGATTACGCATCTTCCTACAGGATTCCAAAATGCTGCACTCTTAATGGGAAATGCAGTAATGGCTATCCGTACTACTGTTACCTCTATGGTGGAAGCAATAAGGCTCGCTCTAGGTGGAGATACTTCACAACTAGGACAAATCTTTATGAATATTATCCCATCTCTAATAGCTATGCTTGTGGGAGGTCTCCCAGGACTTCTAATTACTGCAGCTCGTTTCCTACCTACGATAGTACAAGGGATAAACTCAATGTTTCCTATGTTGCTAACTACAATTACTACAGTAATAGATACTATGGTTAATTCGATAGTATTATATCTCCCTAAGTTCATTGAACAAGGTGTAGCAATCCTTACAAAGGTTATTGAAGGACTTCTACAAGTTCTCCCTATTGTAGTAACTACTTTAATTAATGTAGCCGTTACGATGATTAATACTCTTGTGAATACTATAGGTACATTACTTCCTATTATCTTGGATGCAGGGATTAAAATCTTAATGGCAATACTTGACGGAATCGTGAATAACCTTCCTAAGCTTATAGATGCTGCATTAAAGATAATGGATACTTTATTAAATGCTCTTATTACATTACTTCCTAAAATCTTAGATGCAGGTATTAAAATCTTAATGGCTCTTATTAATGGGATTGTAAAGATTCTGCCTAATCTAGTAGACACGGCTATCATGCTTGTAAATAAAATTATTGAGATGATTATTACTAATCTTCCTAAAATCTTAGATGCAGGTGTAAAAATCTTAATGGCAATCGTTGACGGGATAATCAAGATGCTTCCTAAGATTGTAGATGCTGCAGTTAAGATAATTACTCAACTTGTAAATATCATCATGCAAAACCTACCTAAAATAATTGAGTCTGGTATTAAAATCTTAATGGCAATTATCAAAGGTATTATTCAAATTATGCCTCAATTAGCTGCAGCAGCTCTAAAGATTATCTATGAAATAGCTAAGACTATTATTGCTAATCTACCTCAGATCCTTGCTGCAGGTGTGCAGATACTTTGGTCTCTTATTAAAGGTATCTATTCCGTGTTAAGTAGCTTGTGGAGCGCTATTACAGACAATGTTATCGGAGGAATTAAGAAATGTTTCTCTAATGCAGGTTCTATGCTCCTAAGTGCAGGTAAAGATATAGTACGAGGATTAGCAGACGGAATTAGTGGAATGGCTTCCGATGCGATAAATGCAGCTAAAAAGATGGCTGGAAAGGTTAAAGATGCTGTAACAGGTTTCTTTGATATACATTCTCCTTCCCGTGTAATGAAGAAAGTCGGTGGATTCGTTACTGAAGGTTTAGCCGTGGGAATTACAGATATGACAAGTGATGCAGTAAAAGCAGCTACAAAAATGGCTGATGCAGTCCTGAGTGGCTTTGAAGCTCTTTCTAATGACATTGAGCTAGGAAACGTACTAGGAAACGATAACTTCAAAGATTTAAACATGGGAGTATCTCCAGACTTCAAGCTCCCTAAAGTAGATGACATTCTAAACGGATCAATCTCAATGGCTCCTACTTCTTATGAAAGAATCACTGGACAGAGCAAAGAAGACAAGAATGCACGTCAAGAAAAGCAAGGACAAGCTAATGAAGAGAAGGCGCCTACTTACCTTGTAATGGATAAAAAAGTAGTAGGTGAGGTTATATCTGAGGACGTTGACAATGCTAACAAGCGTAGAACAAGTAGACAAGCTCAGTTTGCTCCTCAAGTGGTCCCTGTTTTCTAGATTGAACAACTTGTGAGCCTTCCCCTATGGAGGGCTCTTTTTAAATAAAGCAAAGGAAATTGATAACATGGCTAGTTTTAAATTTAACGGAACTAAGCGAGATTACTTATATATCATGATGGGTTTTAACCGTGCAGCGTGGGCTCCTATTGAGCGTGATATCTTGACAGCTCCAGGAAGACCAGGCGGATACTACCTGCAGACTAACACTAAAGTACGAGTTATTGAGGTACCTGTAATTATTAAGGCTAAAGACCAGGCTGATCTGCAGAAGAAGAAAGAAGACTTAGCCGACTGGCTCATTCAAGAGGAACCAAAGGAGCTCATTTTTGATGACGAGGCAGACAGAACCTACATGGCTCTACTTGACGGAGAGACAGACTTAGAGGAATTAATTTTCAGAGGTAAAGGTACTTTACGCTTTGTATGTCCTATACCTTATAAGCTTGGAGCTACACAGGTTAAAGACTTTGCTCTTGATACTACAGGGACAGACTTAAAAGTGGATATTGCTAATAAGGGGACAGTAGATTCAAATCCTATAGTAGAAATTAATGTTATGGACAAGAGCCCTTATATTGATGTCTGGAATGGTAACGAGTATTTCCGCCTTGGATATCCTACAGGACCAAAGACAAAGCTCGTAGCTCAAGAGGCTAGGGTTATATGGGACAAGATGGACGATCTTTCTCAGTGGTCAGCTCATACAGGTCCTTTAGGCTCACTCTTTGAAGGTTCTGGGAAGATGAGAATAGCAGGAAACGGACATGGTTTCCTTCCGGAGACTTACGGAGCAGTTAAAGAAAATACATGGTATGGTCCAATTTTTAAGCGTTCACTACCTCCAGGAGGTGCCACTGATTTCAAAGTGGATATGAGGCTCTCATTTGACTCCATTAGCTATGACAGAATGGGAACTATTATGCTCTTCTTATTAAACGATAATGATGAGATTGTAGCTCAATTAGGGATGAAAGATGAATACTACTCCCATGCAATCACAAAAGCATACACTACCATAAATGACGGACCAGATGAGCGGACACTGATAGATGATACTGGTAGGACAAATGAGTCATTCACAGACTTTAGAGGTCATGTGATGTTAACCAGAGAGGGGAATGTCTGGACGGCTTATTCTGCTTTATACAAGAAAGGGACATACCAGGACTACGAAACTATCATTGAAACCTGGAGAGATACAAATAATTCTAATCCTGCTACTGCTGCAGTGGTAACGAAAGTAGCCGTAGGAGTATTTAAATACGGAGATTACAACCCACTAGACGCAACCTTTATAGAAGACTTGAAAGTGTACAAGAAGTTCAGTGTACCTGTAGATGCTACTCCTTATATTGTGGACCAGGGAGACAGTATTGTAATTGATACAGAGAGGGCTCTTGTAACGATAAACGGGAAGAACGCTATAAGTATTAAGGATCTATTCAGTGACTTTCCTGTCATAAAGAGAGGAGCGAATGATGTTATTGTACGTCCTAAGGCTATAGGTACCGCAAAGATAACATATAGGGAGAGATACAGATAATGAGAAAGCAAAGCGGAGATTTACACATAGTCGACTTTAAAACAAAGCTAGTAATAGGAGTTATACGTGCTCATGAATATGTAGAGGACAAAAGACACTGGGAAATTAAAAACTCCGTAGATATATTAGACTTCAAAATACTTGAGAGCTCTCCTTATGAAGCTCTCCTGCAGCAACAAAACATCATCATAAAAGAAACCCGTCCTGGTGTAATGACTCCTTATGTTATCACCGAGACAGAAAAAGATACTGTAGCTAAGAAGGTTACAATATATGCTAGTGGGGAATGGACCTTACTTGCAGGGGAATCATATATAGCTCCTCAGAAGATCCCTACAATGAACGCTCGGCAATATTTAGCTATGTCCTTAAATGGCTCAGATTGGTCTGTAGGAAACGTTGAGGCTACAGGGACTCATAGCATGACTATTACAGATTTTATTTCACCTCTGCAGTTTAATAACATGATTGCTTCTGCCTTTAATGGTTATGAACTTCAATACAGAGTTATTGTCCAGGGAGCATTTATTGTTAAGAAATATGTGGATCTGGTAGAAAAGCGAGGCAGATTCACTGCTAAGGAGATAAATGTAGGAAAAGACCTGCAGGGAATTGTTCGTAAAGAGAACTCAGAGGGAGTTATCACTACACTTATAGGCTATGTAACTGTAAAGGGAGCAGATGGAGAGGAAAAAGTTATCACTGTAGCAGATGCTAACGGAGGTATTCCATACGTAGTAGATGAGGAAGCCTTTCAACGATGGAGCATAAACGGGAAGCATCGCTTTGGATTCTATACTCCAGAGACTGATAATCAGAATATGACTCCAGAGCGCCTGCTCACTTTGACCAAAATGGCCCTTAAGAAGCGAATAGATACTAATGTAGTCTATGAAGTTGACGCTGTCTCACTGGCTAAATTAACAGGTCTGACTCATGAGACAATCAATGAAGGAGACACTGTATACATTAAAGACAAAACAATTAGTCCTCCTATCTTCTTAGAGGCTAGAGCTATTGCTGCAGATGAGTCTTATAAAGATCCTAGGCAGGACAAGTTTTACTTTGGTAACTATAGAGAGCTATTAAATCGAGATGACGCCTTACAGCGTACTTATCAACGTATATTAGCTAGTTTACAAGACAAGGTACCTAGTGAGATGTTTAATCAATTACAGGAGAAAGTAAACAGTCAGACTGATGCTATCACTGAGGCAGGAAAGAAAGCAGATGAGGCTCACCAAGAAGCTCAGACCGCAAAGGATGTAGCTACAGAGGTACAAAGCAATATGGATAGAATGCAGACGGCTATCATTGAAAGTCCTACTGCTCCGACGAAAGACTTAGAAGCTGGTAAAACTCTATGGCTAGACTCAAGCGATCCCACTGCTAAGATTCTAAAGTTGTGGAACGGCACTGACTGGGAGCCGCTTGTACCAGATACGGTAGGGATTACTACTGAGATTACGAATATTAAAGGGGAGCTTGGCACTAAAGTATCTGAGAAGCAAATGCAGGAGTACATTGGTGAACTAGGAGCGGATAACCTCTTATTGAATACTCAGTTTGTTAAAAAGAAAGTAAATGACTTCGGAGACGTTACCGAAGAGACTCCTTCACTTGAAAGATGGAACCCTGACGCTGATGCTGTTGACAGAAAGATTACCGTAGATGAATCTAAGAGATACAAACAAAGTAGGTCAGTTAAGATTGAATCTACACATACAACAACTAATGTCTGGCATGGTATCTATCAAGATGTACCTGCTTATCAGAAACAAGGAAAGTTCCAATTCTCTGCTATGTTATACACTGAGGACAAATATGCTATCTCACTAGGTGCTGCATTTAAGGTAGAGTTCTTCAATGGGACGACTTCAGTAGGAGGATACAAGCAAGTTGAGTTCCAAGATAAGCTAGTAGATGGACAATGGACTAGATTCACTATAGATCATGACGCTCCAGATGCTCCAATCACTCATGCACGTATAGAAGTGTGGATCAGGAGAGCTGGTACTGTATGGGTAGCTGAGCCGCAGTGTAACGTAGGTGAGAAACTTCCTGTCTATATGGAAAACCCCAAAGACATTGTAAACTATGACGCTATGGTTAAAGAGGTTGCTGACCGTGTGACTAAGTCAGAATTCAATACAGTTAACTCTAGTTATGATACAAAATTCACTCAGACTAATCAGGAAATAAACTTACGAGCTAAATCTACTGATGTTTACACTAAAGATGAAGGTGATGGACGATATGGTAGTAAAGCTGTAGTGGATAGACATGATTCTGAGTTGAAAGTAAATGCTCAGGAGATTTCTCTCCGTGTTAAAGACAATGAGATTGCTGCAAAGTTGAACCTTACAGCCCAAACTGCGCTGGTTCAAGCTCAAAAGATACATCTAGATGGATACGTAGAAGCTAAGCATATCAAGACAGGTAGCTTAAAAGGCGTAGTAATCATGACAGAGGACCCATCTAGCACGAATAACCATATGAGACTTGAGAAGCAGAATCTAACACTATTCGGGTCTGGTAAATCTCGTGGGTACCTAGGATTCGTACCTACTACGGACGGCTCCTTTACAGAGGCTCTTGTACTCGGTAATGATTACTCTGGAGCAGGTGGAAACGTCAATGATGCTTTAGTGTTTGACCATACTACTCCAAGTTTGACAAACTATGCTTCTTCAGTAGCAAGCATAGGAGTAGCTTCTGGGAGAGACTCAAGCGGTAAAATAGCAAAGCACTCATATTTATCTTTTGAAAGATATGATTACAAAACAACTCTCCAATCAAAAGGTGGAATAGACTTAAACGCTAGTGCGGATATCTATATCAATGCTAGTCATTTAGGAAGTGTACGCGCGAGAGCTAAAGGATATAACTTCTTAAATGTTGCGTCAGACACTTTCATATTTAGTAAAGAACGTACTCAGATATCGAATGACTTCATAATAAAATTGGATGATACTGCTAATCTGGAAGCAGTTGCTACAACGTACCACAACATGCATATTAAAGTCCACAAAGGAACAAGAAACAAAGAAGGTTTCTACTTCCTTGAGAGATATGATCCTGCAGACGGGATTTACACTGTGTATGCAAACGTAAACTGTAAAAACTTGTGGGCTGCATTTGATGTCTCTGGTGTAACTTGGACTCAACGTTCAACTAGAGAGATAAAAGCAGACATCCAAGCAATCCAAAGCGATGAAGTTGACGCTTTAATGCTATTGAAACCTAGTCAATATTTCTTGAATAAGGATGTAGAAGAGTACGGGATTGAATACTTGAGAGAACATTCTAGTGATTTCCTACAATATGGTTTCGTTGCAGAGGAAACTCCAGAGCAATTCCAAGGCAGAGACAAGAGATCTGTAGTACCTTACTCATTGATTACTGTAAACATTGCAGCTACTCAGCAGATTATGTTAAGACAGAACGAACAACAAAAGGAAATAAACTGTTTGAAAGAACAAAACATAGCTCAAGAGGAAAGAATATCCAAACTAGAGGCACTTGTACAACAATTATTAGCTAATTAA